CATAGTTTAAAAGAATCTGGTGGTAACATACTTAAGTTTGTTCGTAAACCTATGGTACAAAAGTTTAAGGATGTATCTTGGGATGAGGTTGTTGTACAAAAAGGATCTACTCCATCTGATATGGTTGTTGATGGTTTAAATGCTATGATGCATACCGAATGGAGTATAAACACTAGGGTATTAGATGTTATGAATAATTTATTTAGAAACAATACCAAGTGTTGTAACCTACCCGCCTATTCTTTTATGGAGTTTGGTTTCTCAGATCCATATCCAACAGATGGTACTAAAGAAGATAAGGCTAAGTGGTGTACTATAAAACAAGATCTATATAGTACTTGGTTTAAAGAAGAACGTGCACGTGGACGTATGTTAGTACGACTCAAGTTAGCTAATGATTTAGTTAAGGCTAAGTTCTTTTATCAAATATATACCTGTGACTTTAGAGGTAGAGCTAACTCTGCTTGTGATTTATTATCATCTCAATCATCTGATTTTGATAGAGGGTTAATACAATTCTCTATTGGTTTACCCCAAACAACAGAGGGTTTGTACTGGCTTAAGGTACACTTAGCAAACTTGTTTGATCAAGATAAGTTATTGTTTGATGATAGAGTTAAGTGGGTTGATGATAACATGAAAAGCTTTGAACTTATTAACGAAGATCCTTACAACCATAAAGGTTTGTGGGTATGTAATAAAAAGAAAAAGAATACATCCTTTCAAAGATTAGCTGCTATATTTGATCTACTTAGATCAGATGGGTTAACACAAATACCAGTACAGATGGATGGTTCTTGTAATGGAGTTCAACATTGGGTAGCCTTAATGAAAGCTAAAGAATTATCTAAGCATGTTAACCTAGAGAATGTAGAAAAACCTGGTGATCTATATCAACACGTTGCTGATCTAGTAACTGTGTCTATGGATCTTGTTAAAGAACAAGACACTAAGTCTGGTAAGTGGGCTAAAGAATTTCTCACTCATTGGAATGGTTATATAAATAGATCTATATGTAAGAGAGCTGTTATGACTGACCCATATGGTGTTACCTTGTTTGGTATACGTAGGTATTGTAAGTCTGAGGGACATCTTGATTGGGTGGATAAAGAAAAGATGGCTGGTGCTGTGATGGAGTTATCATCCTTTATAGACAAGTCTTTAAAAGGAACTCTTATACAACCTAACAAAGGAAAAGTTTGGTTAAAGTTTATAGCTGATGAGATAAGTAAAAATAATAAAACACTAGAGTGGATAACACCATGTGGCTTTCATGTAGTACATCAGTACTTTCCTTTTGAAACAAGAAGATCTATAACTAAACTTTTTAATATGAAAGAATTATATTTTGGTACGTTTAATCCTGATCTTGTAGATACAAGAGCTGTTAACCTAGCTATAGCCCCCAACTATATTCACTCGCTTGATGCTAGCCATATGTGGTCTACTATTCTTAGGATGATAACAGCTAACATAACTTCACTGAGTATGGTGCATGATTCTTATGGTTGTCATGCCCCTAACGTAGCACTAATGAGGAAGTTTACCTTGGAAGAGTTTCATACTATGCATTCAATAGATTTATTAGAATCATTAAGAAACCAATTACAGAATCAATTCAACATAGAGTTACCTAACCCACCTGAGAAAGGAGATTTAGATATTGATAATGTTTTATCAGCACAATATCTTTTCCAATGAAAAAGAAACTACATAAAGTAACGTGTGAGTATGAGTTAGATCAATGTTTATTATCCTTAGTTAAGCTTGCAAAATCTAAGACTAAAGTTAAATTATTTAATGTATGGTTTCCAACCTCAAACTTTAGTAAAATATTCTTATCAAATATACCTAATGTTTTTAAAGAAAATAATATTGATCAACAACAAAATCTACATGTAAGTGTTTACATAGAAGAAGGATTAAACGATGAGTAGAGTGTTAGTAATAGGTGACACGCATTTCCCTGCGTGTCATTCAAAGTATCTTGAGTTTGTATCTAAAATTTATCATAAGTATTCTTGTAATAATGTTATACATATTGGGGATGTAGTAGACCACCATGCTATATCCTTCCATAAGAAACATCCTAATGCACAGGATGCTACTGCTGAGTATAAGAAAGCTGTGTTAAACATAGCTAAATGGTATCAAGTATTCCCTAAACTTAGGGTGTGCATTGGTAATCACGACGAACGAGTGTATCGTTTGAATGCTGATGTTGGTATTCCCCCGTTCTATATCAAAGGATATAATGAAATCTACGGTACTAAGGGGTGGCACTGGGACTACAGTTTTATGATTGATGATGTATACTACACACATGGTACTGGTACTGGTGGTTTATACCCAAGTTTTAACCAAGCAAAGTCAAGAGCAATCTCTTGTGTGATGGGTCATCACCACAGTATAGCTGGTATTAACTGGTTGGTTGGACCAACCACAAGATACTTTGGTATGGATGTAGGATGTGGTGTGAATAATAATCACATTGGTTTTAGTTATGGTAAGAATCACCTTAAGAAACCAGTAGTTTCTTGTGGTGTAGTTATAGATGGTAAACACCCTTACTTGGAGGTTATGGACTTATGACAGCTGGTTTATTATTAGTAATAGCTATTGAGATTTCCTTTATTATTTACTTATGGGACAAAGAAAAACATGAAAAAAATAAAAGATAAGACTCCTTTAGAAAAGTTTTTAGGTGATGTTAAAATAACACATACTATACCACCCCTAGCAAAAATATTGTGGGTAGATGCCTACACTGTAGGGGGTGAAGGGTGGTTAGAAAAAGATAAAGCTAAACTTTATGCGGAAGAACCACTACCTTATATGATAACAGTTGGTTTTGTTTTATATGCTGATACTGAACAAGTATCTGTTACAAATACAATAGGACCAGGAGAAACTGCACAGGTAAATAAAATACCAAGAAGAATGATAATTAATATGGAATATATTTGAAAGCCCTAAGTTGGGGCTTAAGATATTTTTAAAAACCCTCTTTGAAAGGAGAACGAAATGAGTTATGTATTGCCAGAAGTTGAATCAAATGTTGTGAGTACCCTCGAAAACGAACAACCCGCACCACCTCTTGATACTACGCAGGGTATCAGAACAGAAAACGTTGTGTTTTATTTACGATCAATTGCAAATGCTTTGTCAAGTATTGTAGTTGATATAACAGCACAACTAAATCAAATTGAGCAAAGTAGAAATCCAAAGGAAACAAATGTCTAATATCCAAAAGTTACCAGCTATGTTGACGGAGACTCTTATGGTTAAGTGGAGTAATCTATTGAAGCCTGACGTTGCTTTCGGAGAAGCATCAGCTAATCATAATGTTACTGTTGTTGTTACACCATCTCTTAAGTTACTATTAGATTCTTTATTGAAGTCTTCTGGTGCTAAGAAGATTAATGGTATGAAGGAAGTATCATCTACAGATGGTGTAGAGATTACATTGAAGGTTAAGTCTAAGGTTAAACTTGATATGATTAAGTACCCTTGTTTTGATTCAGCATCAAATGATACAGATTCTGTACCGTTTGGAGGTGATACAGTTAGACTTAAGTTACAACCATGTGTTTTAAGTAGAGATAATTCTTTATCACTATACTTAAATGGTATTCAAATCATTACTAAAAATACTAGCACTCCTTCACAGGGTTTCCCTGTGACTGAGGGGTTTACACAGAAAGCGTCTAACCCATTAGTCGCTACGGTATCTGATAGTGATCTGCCGTTCTGATAATTGGAGATTCAACATCAATCCAATAGCTGCATCACGCCCTAGGATAAGTCAATTTGGTGCTTACTTTTCAGGACCATATAAAAAATTTAGACTAGAAGCGAATGATGTAGTATTGAATACCATAGGAAATTCTCACAATATATTTAACGAAGGTGTGTTAACTGTTGTTATAGAGTTGTTTGTTACAAAACCTAAAACAACTATCTTAGATTTTCCTAGACCTGATGTTGATAATTATGCTAAAGCTATTTTAGATGTATGTAATGAGAAGATATGGGATGATGATCAGCGTATAACTAATCTAGTTGTATCCAAAAGTTGGGCTAATTTAGATGAAGAAGGATATTTTACTTTAGGTGTTTCAAATAA